TTGTTTGTTAGTGAGTCAATTTTAAAAGGGAGAAATTAACTCAATTTCCTCCCCGATAAAAGGTTCGAAGAGCCCTTGAAAGAAAGCCTAAACATAAATTGCTCTAGTTTATGTTTGGTAACCAATTCATTCAAGTTCTGCACCATAAGAAGATCGCCACCTATTAATGCGATCTTCAAAATTTAAATGACTAGTCAAACTATATCTATTTAAATTATGCTTTTGTAGAAAATTAGATATTTTATGTCTAAAATCTTCGTATTTCTCTGCACCATGAGCAAAATACTCGTGCAGAGCACCGTCTATGACTTGTCCTATAAGTTCCTCATCGGTGACATGAGGAGACTTAATTCCATAGGACAAGGACTTTAATATAGAATCTTCATCCAAAGCTCCTATATTTAAACCTAAATCAGGAATAAAGGTGTTTTTCCTTTTCAAAAAATCAACTTCATTCAAACTCATATACCGTAAATGATCTCCTGTTTTAGAAGGTGGAGTGTATGTCAAACCGTAAGTAGCTAAGATATTGGCCTTATCAATAGAATTAAACCACTCACAATCTGACGAAACAGATCCAATATCATCATCACCATACGTAATCTGACTAACATATTTGCGGTAATAACAATATGATGAAGAAGGTCTCAATTCGAAAAAAGCGCATCTGGATAATACAGAATTGACGATGGAATTCAAGTATACTGTCAAATTTTGACCACTCGGATTGCCACCCATTAAAGTAATCAAAGAACCATAATAATTCACTATAGGGGTAGTAACATCAGCTATCATAGATTCCATAATAACAAGTGATTGATCGTCATAACCAAGATCTTTAGCTAGCAACACCAAAACCTTCATACATGCTTGAGTGACATTAAGCGGTAACTGTTGATCATAACCAGAATAGTCCCCTGCCACAATTCGGTTTTCCCCATGGGTTGAAATGTGGTCCATTAAAACATGCCAATTAGGCGAATGACTATCTATACCTACTGCACATTCTGATAACAAAGGTATTTCAGATAGCAGTCTAACGATTGGTAAAAAATATTTCCGCAATATTAACTTTAAATCAGTAGAAGCTCCAAAAAATACTCGTACTTTATCACTACCTATTTTCTTGGGTTCGTCTTTAAGATGAGCCGTAAAGACAGGATATGCGCGTTCGCCATTTAGATACAAATTTTCCATCTTTTCGATTCGGTCCCAGAAGAAAGATGAATTTAAATCAAACTCTTTTTTGCCATCGGGACCTTGTACAAAGTCTGACATTTTGCCAGACAAAGGAAACCCAATAGAAGAGTTCATTTTTAACCCATCCACATACCTTAAACCGTTTATACCATTTATAGTTTCCATCTTATCTAAAGGTCTACAGAAC